ACGTGGAGAGATTGGTTACCCATACATTATGTTCCATGATACAATGAACAACAACACTGTTGATGTATACAAAGACAAAGAAGCGACAATCTACAATTCAAACTTATGTTCTGAGATTGCACTTCACAACTCTGAAGAGGAGTCATTTGTTTGTGTATTATCATCAATGAATGTTCTTCACTATGATGAGTGGAAAGACACAGACGCTGTTGAGATTATGACAATGTTCTTAGATGCGGTTGTTACTGAATTCTTAACTAAGATTGAGGATATCAGAGACAACGGGACTATTGAAGGTAAGAGAGGTTTCTTCTATTTGGAGAAAGCTTACAACTTCGCTAAGAGACAAAGAGCGTTGGGTCTTGGTGTATTGGGATGGCACTCACTTCTACAAAAGAGAGGTCTTCCTTTTGATACGAGAGAAACTGCGAGATTGAATGTTGAGGTATTCAAACACATTAAAGAGAAATCATACGCGGCGTCTGAGGAATTGGCTAAGATGTTCGGTGAACCTGAGTACTTAGAAGGATATGGAAGAAGAAACGTTACGTTGAACGCAATCGCACCAACAACATCTTCAGCTTTTATCTTAGGTCAAGTATCACAATCAATCGAACCTATTTGGTCTAACTGTTATGTGAAGGATGTTGCTAAGATGAAGGTAACTATTAAGAATCCTGTTCTTAAAGAGTTGTTATCTGAATTAGGTCACGACACCAAAGAGGTATGGAACAGTATCAAACAAAATGATGGTTCAGTACAACACTTAGATATTTTAAGTGACGAACAGAAAGAAGTGTTTAGAACATTTGCTGAAATCAATCAGTCGTCAATTATCAATCAAGCTGCGGTTCGTCAATCTTACATTGACCAATCACAGTCGTTGAACTTAATGATTTCACCTGACATGCCGACAAGGGATGTTAACAAACTTCTTATTGAAGCTTGGCAGTTGGGTGTTAAGACATTATACTACCAACACTCAATGAATTCAGCTCAAGCTTTCGCAAGAAAGAAGTTGGGATTGAATGACCTTCAGTGTGTTGCATGTGAAGGATAATTGTTAAAAAACACAATTTATAAATATAAAAGAGGACTTCGGTCCTCTTTTTTTTGCAATTTATTTAGTTAAGATATTTATAGACAATGGCAGACGGTAAAACATACGGTATCAATTTCCCTTTTCAAGATAGTAAAGAAGGAAAATATCTTTCTCTTTCTCAGACTACTGACGAAGAGATAAGGACTGATTTATTACACCTTATCTTAACAAGGAAAGGTAGTAGATATTATTTACCTGATTTTGGTACGAGAATTTATGAATTTATTTTTGAACCTATGGATGGTACAACATTCGAGGCAATCAAAGCGGATATCAGAGATTCTATTGAAAAATACATTCCAAACCTTACAGTTAATGAAATAACAATTACACCTTACTTAGAAGATTTAGAAGCTCAGGGTGAATTAAATATGGATAAGTTGGGTATTGGTGGTATATATAGAGTACCTGGTCGTGGTGTTGAAGAATACACGGCAAAATTAAGGATTGATTATACCATTACAGATAGTACTTTCCAAACCAAAGATTTCATAATTATCAATATTTAATAGTAGATGGCAAGTAGAAAAATTTCATACACGGAAAGAGACTTTGAAGGGTTAAGACAGGACCTCGTAAATTATACTAAACAGTATTACCCTGAATTAATTGATAACTTCAATGATGCTGCCGTTTATTCGGTATTGATGGACTTGAATGCTGCGATTGGTGATAATCTTAATTACCACATTGATAGAAGTATTCAGGAAACTGTATTACAATATGCTCAACAACGTTCATCTATTTTTAATATTGCCAGAACTTATGGTTTGAAGATACCAGGTAATAGACCTTCAGTTGCTATTGTTGATTTTTCAATTACCGTACCTGCTTTAGGTGACCAAGAGGATTCACGTTACTTAGGGATTTTAAGAGCGGGTTCACAAGTGATTGGAGCTGGTCAGGTATTTGAGAATGTTTATGATATTGATTTCGCTTCACAATACAACAATGAAGGTTTCCCTAACAGAACAAAGATTCCAAACTTTGATTCGAACAATGTGTTGATTAACTACACAATCACAAAAAGAGAAGTTGTAGTTAACGGTTTGACTAAGGTATTCAAAAAGACAATCAACCCTAATGACGTTAAACCATTCTTTGAGTTCTTCTTACCAGAACAAAATGTATTAGAGGTTGTAGACATCATTCAAAAAGATGGTACATCATTCCAATCCACACCAACGTATTCTGAGTTTGTTAATGCTAAAGACAGATGGTATGAAGTGGATTCATTAGCTGAACCGACAGTATTCATTGAAGATTCTACAAAACCTTCAGACCAACCAGGTATTAAGGTGGGTAAGTACATTGATACTGAAAATAGATTCATAACAGAGTATACACCTCAGGGGTTCATGAAAGTTCAGTTTGGTGGTGGTACCACAACACCTGACGAACAATTGGCAGATTTTGCGAGAAACGGTGTAACAATGAGAATTCAGGAATACCAAAACAATATTGGTTTAGGTAGAACAGTAAAAGCCAACACAACATTATTTGTTAAATATAGAATTGGTGGTGGTTCACAATCAAACATTGGTGTGAATGCTATCAATCAGGTAGGTACTGTAAACTTCTTTGTTAATGGACCGTCTAATACAAACAACCAAACGGTAATTAATTCACTTACGGTTAATAACATTACTGCGGCTATCGGAGGTGCTAACCAACCTTCAATTGAGGAAGTGAGAAATATGGTGACATTTAATTTTGCTTCTCAAAACAGAGCGGTTACTATTAATGATTACAATGCGTTGATTAGAAAGATGCCAGGTAAGTACGGAGCACCTGCTAAGACAGCGATTACAGAAAAGGACAACAAAATTAATATAAATGTATTATCATATGATTCAAATGGTAGTTTGACTCAGACGGTTTCTAATACATTGAAACAAAATATTGCCAACTATCTTTCTAAGTATAGAATGATTAACGATTACATATCGGTAAATGTAGGTCAGGTTATTGATTTAGAATATGATATCTCAGTTGTTTTAGATTCAGGACAGAATCAGGGAACTGTAATCACAAAGATTATTGATGAGGTTTCTAAGTTTATGGCTCCGACAGACAGAACGATGGGTCAAAATGTATTCATCTCTGAGATTGAAAGAATTATTCAGGACACTGCTGGTGTTATATCTTTAACAGATATCAAAGTTTATAATAAAGTTGGTGGTCAATATTCGTCTTCAGAAACATCACAAAGATACTCAGACGACGCAACAAAAGAGATTCAATTCGTCGACAAAACAATCTTTGCGGAACCTTCACAAATATATCAGGTAAGATTTCCTGAGAAGGATATTAAGGTCAGAGTGAAGAACCTTAAAAACGTTGACTACAAGTAATAATAATTTACAACACTTACTTATGGGTTTATCATTGTAAAATGGATAAATAAGTATTTATCTTAAAACTGCATTATGTCTAAGTCATATAGAATACGTACAAAATTAGGGGTAGACCAAAACATTCGTGTTAATGTCGAACAAGATTTTGACTTCCTTGAAATTTTATCTTTGAAGTTAAGGCAGGAAGACGTGTATTCTAGATTCTGTGCTGACTACGGTGTGGTTGTGGGTAGAGTGGTTGCTAACAGTGGTTTTGGTGTTCCAAACGCAAGAGTTTCCATATTCATACCTATTGAGGAAATGGACCTCGAAGACCCTGTTATTTCAACATTATACCCTTATAAGAAACCAACTGATAAGAATGAAGATGGGTATCGATACAACCTTCTTCCTTATGAACAACAGTATGGTGGGCACAATCCAACAGGTACATTCCCTTCAAGGTCTGACGTTCTTACTCGTAATGAGGTGTTGGAAATCTATGAAAAGTATTACAAATTCACTGTAAAGACAAATGATTCGGGTGACTTTATGATTACTGGTGTTCCATTGGGTAATCAGAAGTTGGTATTGGATATGGACTTATCGGATATGGGTTGTTTCTCTTTGAGACCTCAGGATTTGATAAGAATGAACATGGGTGTTGAGGAACAGTTTGATGGTACTAACTTCAAGGCGTCTTCTAACTTAGATGAGTTACCACAGATTATCAATTCAGTTCAGGACATTGATGTTGCTTCGTTTTGGGGTCAGGAAGATTTATGTAACATTGGTATAACGAGAGCCGACTTTGATTTAAGAGAGTTGGGTATTGAGATTCAACCGACAGCCGTGTTTATGGGTTCTATCTTCAGTGATGCTGATAGTAGACCCATCACACCTAATTGTAAGCCGAGAACTGAACAGGGTGACATTTGTAACTTAGTTACTGGTCCTGGTGAAATTTTAGCGGTTAGACAAACTATTAACGTTGATGAGAATGGTGACCCAGTCTTGGAACAATACAGTTTACCTAACTCAGGAAAGGTTATTGATGAGGATGGAGCCTTTGTTACTGATGTTCCAATGAACTTAGACTATGTGGTTACTAACGAGTTTGGTGAGATAGTATTGTCTAACGACCCAAGTATTGGTATTCCGACAAAGGGTAAGTATCGTTTTAAGGTTAAGTATCAGTCAGAGGAGAACGGACCACCATTTGAGGGAGACCAGTTCTTCCCTATTGTCGGTGAAGTCCAAAGAGCCAACTTTATTGTTCCACAGATTAGAGAATATGGGTGGAACGGAAT